ATGAAAAGTGTAGTATCTCGTATACTTCCAGCTATTGTCATAATGTTATTCGTTGGTTTTATTGCATATATTCATTTGAGTGGCTTAAGACCCTCATTTTCAGTATTACAGGAGAATAATATCTCAAATCTTAAAACTGGAGAAGTGCTCTATTTTGGTAGTTCAGGCTGTGGAGCATGTCAGGAATTCAATAAAGTTCTAAAAGAATATCAAGATGAAACGCATACTAAAATTTATTATTGGGATGCCACAGACACGAAAATTGTGAGAAAGGCAGCTGAAATAAAGATTTACAATACTCCAACTATTGTAATGAGGAAGCGTGGGAAACTGGTAATTTCTCAAGGATATAAGAATTTGAAAGAGTTAAAGACTTTTGTAGAAAGCTAGTAGCGATGAAGAAGATTATTTTATACATTGTTTTAGTATTAAGTCTAATTGCAAATGCTTATTTTATTGTTGGACAAACTTACGAAAAGGATATGACGCATCCTACATTGACTATGTATGATAAGTTAAATAGCCTGTTGGAAAAAAATTTTGTGTTGCGCAATAATGATGGAAAGAAGCTTATAGTTTATTTTGGAAGGCCGGGTTGTGGTGATTGTAATAAATTTGATCAAATATTGGGGGAAATGATCGACAAATATAAAATTAGTGATAGATTATATTATGTCAATGTTGAGAGGATTCACGAAAATAAATCTGAATGGCTTCAGTTTAAGAAGAAGTATAACATTAAAGGTACTCCGACGTTGGCTATATATAATCATAGAAAATTGTTAACAAAACTAGATTTTGAGGAGCATGGCGGATTCTCTCTTAAAGAACTAGAGATGTGGATTAGTAGAAATCTTGTTTCAGAATAACTAATAATGCAAATGCTTGATTTTTATGGTTATTTCCTAGAAAGTGTGCATAGAATTGGTGTGTCGTTACCATATTCTCATATTCCTGCCAACCCTTTTCGTATAAACAAGTATGAATCCTCCCATGGTTTGTACGGGATTAATCGCGTTACCGTACCCTGTTATTTCTTCTTTTCCTCGTGAGGAGTATTTATAGTTTCTTGTTTAAAAAAACTTAACAGTCGTTTCATGACCAATTGTAACGGTTTTTGACGTGTTATATATTGGCGATGTTGCTTTGAATAAGCGCCACATGTTTTGCATCTCCATCGTGTTTTCTTTGCACCGGTTTTACCATTCTTAACCATCTTGTTGCTACATACACTACCAATGGGATTATTGCAAGAGTTCATCATTTAATTACAACAGTAGATTAGGTTAGCTTCATTAGAGTATTCTAATTGTAGTCTATTTGCATAATTTAGTATTTTGGGGAATAACCCTATTTCTATTTGTTACAAGTAAAACTTAGAACACCTTATACATTTTATGTGTTATCAAAAATAACAACAACAATTGTATTGCAAAAAATTATGGAATAGGATGAGTGTTAAACCTAATGATAGGTCTTTTATATATTGTAATTACAAAGGAGAATTTCTATGAAATGTCATATTTTTAAGTCTATTGCTGTAGTTGTTGTAGCATTATCAACCTGTATTTCTCTGGTATCAACTGCTCAAGCTAGTGAGATAGTGGATAACGGACCAAGTGTTGTAGAAAGCAATGTCAGTGATGCGAATATAGATAATTATGCTAAGCGTCTTGAAATTATTTTTTCAAAGTATCTCAAGTTTAATGAAATTAATAAAAAATGGACTATAACACAAGCAGGGGAGTTTTCTCATGTTCCGAAAGAAGTGCTTGAGAATTTAATTCATAAGCTCAATGCAAATGCATCTGTTGGTGAGATTTCGTCTAATGATAATCATGCAGTGCGTTCGAAGGATTATGCTAAATGTGTACTTGAAACTACTGGTATAAGCACCCTTATTGGAGTATTTAATGGTGCTTTAACAAGGTTACTTGAAAATCAGCTTTGGAAGCAAGCTGCTATGTATATTTTAAAGGCAGTTGGTCCAGCCGCATTTAGAGGTGGAGCTGTGGGCCTAGCTGCAAGTTTAGCAGCTTCTGCTATTTGGTGTGCGACTCCGTGGAGTAAGTGAGGAGGATATTCTTATGTACAAGGTTCTTATGTTCGTGCTGAAGTTGGTTATGTTTACAGCTGTGAATTTTATGTTCCTTTACTTGTCGATGGTGGTATACGGCCATGATTTTGGTGTGATGTTCAAAACGTATGGGAATGCGCTCGGTCCGTTTACGTTCATGCTTGCTTTGATGACAACGATGTTGTTGCCTAATGAAGGAACTATTTTTGAGGGTAAGCGGCAAAAAGTGTGCTAAAAAACCGAGTTATCGTTGAAATACCAAGGAAAACTTGCTGTAGTTAAGCTAAAAAGGCTTAACATTTAGTATTACTTGACATTGAAAACAAAAGGGGCTTAGGACAATTTTTAGACATTTTGTGCAACCATAGTACGATGTTCCATAATTGTCTTTTAAGCCCCATTTTAACTCTGTGGTTATTATAAGAATCAATTGCTTGACGTAAAATTCTTCTGTAGTACCCCAGTTATGTTGCAATAAGGTTTTCTCTTGCCAGAATCAGGCTATCTTCTTGATATTAAAAACCATAAATAGATTCAAAAATGCATGTTTAGACCATTTGAGCCAGTCTGTTTCATTATAACTATTTTCTTTAACTACTCTAATCTTGCGCTCTAAAAGTCCAATACGTTGCTTAAGTGGAATTATTTTGCCAGTTGTTGCATTAGAGAAAATACTGAAGCATATAAGAGTTTACTTAATAATTTATTAGCTCTTACTGTTGTTATTACTGATGGGAACGCTGGAGCGTTGAGCGCTATTAAACAAGTTTGGCCAGAGACTCGAGTACAACGCTGTTTAGTACATATTAAACGTAATATACGCGTATTAACTACAAGCAAGCCTAGGCTGCAATCACATAAGGCTTTGTGGGGTTTAGCTAAAAAGTTAGTTAAAATCAGAACGTTGAAAGAATCTGATTTATGGGTTAATTTACTACAGAAATCTTATAACCAGTGGAAAGATTGGCTTAATCAAAAAACGTTCCGTAGGAATGTTTCTGAAGAAAATATTCCTTCTTGGGTAAGAAGTAATCAACAATGGTGGTATACGCACCAGACAGCAAGAAAAGCTTATAATCTGCTTGCTATACAAGTTAAAAATGGTACACACTATTTACCTTTCTTGATCCTCTACTATTAGAGAAAACGAGCGTTCCTATTCCTAGTACTACTAATGCTTTAGAAGGTGGTATAAATTCACAGATAAAGAAATTGGTAAGTGTTCATAAAGGATTATCTGAAGATCACATGCGTAGAGCTATAGAATGGTGGTGTTACTTCAGTCGTGAAAATCCTTCAAATCCTAAACAATTTATAACTTCTGAATGTTTTAAACCAAAAACTAAAAAAATTATTATTGATGATAATCCAATTGGACCAGCTCATTTAGACACTGAATTTGACTTATATAAAGCTGACTATCATCCAGATATTTCAATCAGAAAAGGGACTATGCGTTAACGACACGCCGACCAATAGACACACTTTTTGGCCGTTTACCCTTAGTTTCCCCTACACGCACGACAGAATAAATCGGGCTTGACACTGCAAAATCATTCACGAGCATCAAGCCCAATACGTCAATTGCCGATCATTGCAACCATTTTGGATTCACAGCTGGAATTCCCGGATATAAATTCGTATTTTTCTGAGCTGTCAAATAGAGAAAATCTTTATTAACTTTTATTTTTTTCAATAATTTTCCAGTCTTCCTATCAAATCGTTCGATAACAAAATCTTTCAAATCAGAGGTATCGATAATCGATGGTATACGAACTATTTCATGGTTTCCTACCAGCAAACGATAGTTGACGCCCGCTGACGACTCTTGACGCGTAGTTTTATCTAACAATCGGCGAAGAACACCTGTTTGCGTATCAAGAGTAAACACTCGTCCATTCTCGGTATCAACAATATGAAGAAGCTTTTCATCGTATGCCTGTGCGTTTATGTAACCAGCAATCTCATAAGAGACCGTGGTCGGACCATACAACACTTGACCTTTGCTGTTCTTCAATGGAATTGTTGTTATTTTACCAGTTTTCACATCCCATCGCACAAGAAAATGTTCCTGAATAGTTTTAACATCATCAGCAGAATCGCTGTGTTCTACTGCCATATCCTTTGTGCGAGCAGACGATGGACCATACGAATATAAGAAAGTAATCACACCATTGTTGCATCGTGGGCTATAAGCAGCATCAATTACTCCTGTAGATTCATTTTCTCCTTGATATAATTGCTCACCCACCATGTCTTTTTCATGGTGCCGCGATACCTCATTTAGGCCAACATTTGCTTCATTGACCATGCGATACAATACAACTTCATGCTTGTCTGTTTGAGCAATTGCATACGCTTGATTGCCACAGGTAGAACAAGTTTTAATAAATAGGCTCTCTGAAAATTGTATTGTTTGCTGCTTACTCTCACCTTTAGAAGTCGTAGAAAGAATCTTATATGTTGTTTTACCTCTATGCTTCATCATGCTTTCGTCATACAGATCAACAAAACCGCCATTAGCAAGAGAAAATGCAAAATTCTGACGTTGCACCTTTTCTATAGAGTTTACCGTAGGTTTTCCAGCGTTCACTGGTATGAAATAACTATCACGGGAATCTGTATAGTGAAGCGCCTCAGTATTCCAAATTGGCGTTTGGCCTTCTATATTGCTCACCTTATGCAGCTTAAAACTGCCATCTTCATAAACAATTGACATAAATGCGTTGCCATTGGGAATAAGAGATGTCTGAGGGTTATGCAGCGGGATTGCAACAACCGCATGCTGCAACCGAAGATTTTCAAATTTCTCCGAATGAGCAGATACTGTATATTCTGTCGATAAAACCCAATGAAAGACACCTATAGTAACGGCTGCAATTACAGCAATTATACCTATAACCCCGAAAATCCAGACTACTACTCTATGAGTTTTATTCCCAGTTGTGAATGAAGATTGAGGTGCAGCATTACGCACATAATCATCATTCACTCTCTTGTGAGCTTCAGATTCATGAATAAATTTTTTCCACATAATGACCGCACCTCAACTACTGAACATATTGATATTCCCTAACATATCCAGAATTTTTAATATCATATGGCCACACATATTCACCACTACCAGTATCCAAATCAATACCAGCACCATAATAATATGCAGCCCACACTAATTGCGAACAGTTAAGACCTCCCCAATCATTTCTATTAGTATCAGTAATATCTGCATTGTAACCCCTACCAATATAACCAATTGCCCGACGCGCCGCTTTATCGCGGTTTCCCTGGGAAGTTTTTACTTCAAGAATAGAGGCACCGCCGGCTGCGACACTATTTTTCCTTGATACTCGATGAGCATTCTGGAACATCCCTACTGCTTCGACAATATCATCACGATTAACATAAATTCCAGTATGCCCATGCTTCCAAACGAAAAATGATGAATTATTAGAAACAAAAATATCTCCTGTATGACGAGCTCTTGGTAACTGTGTATTCCCACTTCTTACAGAGAACCTCGCAGTATCTAACACTGAATCACGAACCGATTTCTCCACCCTACTAGCAATCGAGTCAGGGCTCTCACCAGTGCGACGCGAGGTCTCCTTTATCTGCTCATCAATTTCTTTTTCACTGAGTGTGTGATTCAGATAAGTTGATATATCCCCCAGTCTTTGCTGATAATTCTCATTATTATCTTGTCCAAATGCCAATGGGGAAAAAGTAAATAAACAAGCAGCAGAAACAACTACAGATAGACTTCGCATTATTATATTTTTCATAATATCTCTTTCTCGATAAGAAGGCATACTATGCATCTTTACAATAGTAAAACACCTTGCTCTTATTATACGCTTCTATGAAAAAATATGCAATACTCTTTCCCTGCAATCTCGTGAATACGACACCGTATATGTGCGTATTTGTCAGGTTTTTGAAGAGCCTTTTTAGCATAGTAATAACTTGAACGTTTTATCTGAAGTGTTTTAATCAGAAGCTCTAACGGTAATACTAAAAGTAGTTAGGCCTATAACACTTTTTGCGGAGTGAGGATTTCTGATATTAATACGGTTGGGATTATATTAGATTTGTTGGGATTGTATTAAATACAGTTGGGACTTTATTAGCTACGGTTGGGACTCTATTAGAGCGTGGCTAATGCTCGTTTTGTTTTCTAAAACGAGTGTTGTTTAACGAGAAGGGGGGTGAAAACATTGTTAACGCTTAAACCTCAAAGCACGTAGCTTTCAAGGCAAGTGTGGTTTTTACATGTCAAACTGTTATAAAAACGAGATTATTACACTCTTTTTTACACTCATGATACGGGTTTTAAGAAAGAGCGGGTAAATGTTATAAGAATTTTTGGAACAATTAACAAGATTGTGGTTAATGATTAATCAATAAGACACTACTAATAAACAGTTAAAGCCTGATTAGCTATAGGGCGATGAGATACGTCAATAGGATCCTCATGGTTTTTCATGACTCCTATGAAGTACCTCTATTCTACTATGGCTGTTTTTCAGGTATTAGAGTCGGTACTTCATAAAGTATCGGCTCTTTTTTGTATGTGTCTTCACCCTACCGCTGCAGGCGGGAAGGGTGAGCATGAGGACTCGCAAAACTAATAGCAACGATCGAGCAACATATAAGTATACAAGTTGTGTTCGTAATGAAGATGGTAGTTATAGTGAAGAAACTATCGAAATCAAGCCAGGCGAAAATGGTGTCACTCAAGCGGATATTAAAATGCTTCACTCAATGGATGACAGTGAGGTTTACTACAACAATAAGAACCTGCGTCCAGGTAGAACTGCTGAAGAAAAAGCTGAAATTAAGGCGTGGAAAGAGAAGTACGTCAAACGTTTCGAAGAAAGACACGGCTACAAACCCAACAAAGACGACGTTGACTACGCTGCTAACAAGCATTTCCTACCCAACTATAATTCCTCGATTGACTTTGATGCAGATGGCGAGCTTGAAGTAGATAAAAGTCATCTTGCTGAAGTTCTCAGTACTACTGATGATTATGGTTTTATTACCAACGATTATGGTTTTGAAATGTCAGAAGAAATGGAGCATGCGTTTTCAACGCTTACTGACAAGCAACGTCAGGTTATTCGTTTGATGTTTATTGAAGGATACACTCAGTCAGAGATTGCGAGCATGCTTGGTATTTCGTCTGCTGGCGTGAAAAAGCATCTCGATAGTGCCATCGTAAATCTTAAAAAAGTTTTACCAGAAAAATTCTAGAAATTTTTTAGGAGGAGGTTAAAAACTCCTCCTTTTTCTTTGCCTGTGATGTGTAAGGAAGAAACCCCTTATAGAAAGGAGGCAAACCATGAAACACAAGATCGTTATTAACGTCACCGGTGAAAACGGTGAGAAGAAACAGGTTCTACGTGGAGCTGTGATGCGATTACCTCAACGGTTTATCCGCTGGCTGTTTGGTGATTACTCGCAAGTCTATCTATTAGATCCTGGAAAGAGTGTTCAGTCAGTTGATGTCAAAGAAGTTTAAGGAGGAAAACCGTGAACAAGGAAATATTGAGAGAAGTCATCAAAGACTTGGAAAACTTAACAGTTCATCTTAAAACGCTGTTTGATGATGCCGGTGCTTCTGGTGTTGGTTGTAAAGAAACAGCTTCTAATAATAAGGAGTCTGTTAAAAAGGTGAGTTTAGAGGATGTGCGAGCGGTTTTAGCAAAGCTTAGCCAGATGGGAAAGACAGCTGATGTGAAGAAACTCATCGTTAAGCACGGTGCGCAAAAGCTATCGGATGTTCCTGAAAGCGAGTATGAGAGCCTATTGCATGAAGCGGAGGGAATTAAAGGTGACTAAGCATGCTTTACTTTCACCGTCTTCTGCTCACAGGTGGATTAAGTGTACTCCTAGTGCTGTTTTAGAAGAAAAGTTTGAAAACACTACTTCTGCTGCAGCAAAGGAAGGAACGGCAGCACACGCGTGGTGTGAGTACAAGCTGAATAAGCTTCTTAACCGTCCGTGCGAAAAACCGTCAACAGAGTATGACTCAAACGAGATGCAGGAATACTCGGATGCTTACGTGGATTTCGTAATGGAAAAGTATGAGCAGGCAAAACTTAACTGCCAAGATCCTATTCTTCTCATTGAGCAGAAAGTTGATTTTTCAGATTACGTGCCGGACGGGTTTGGTACAGCGGACTGCATTATTGTAGGCGATAAAACGCTGCAGGTTATCGACTTTAAGTACGGTCAAGGCGTGCTGGTGGACGCTTACGAGAATCCGCAGATGAAATGCTACGCTCTTGGAGCTTTAACGCTTTTCGACAGCTTGTACGAGATACAAAGTGTTGAGATGAGTATTTTTCAGCCAAGACGTGACAACGTATCAACTTTCACACTACCTGTCGCAGAGCTTATCTCTTGGGCTGAAAAAGTGCTTAAACCTAAAGCAGGGCTTGCTATTAAAGGCGAAGGCGAATTTGAAGCCGGTGACTGGTGCAGGTTTTGCAGGGCAAAAGCCACGTGCCGTAAACGTGCGGAAGAAAACCTTAAACTTGCAGAACTTGAGTTCAAACCGCCATCTGTTTTAACGGATAGTGAGATTGAAGAAGTGCTCACGCTTATCCCTAAGCTCACGAAGTGGGCTGATGACGTTTTAGCGTACGCCACAGATTCAGCTATTAACCACGGGAAAGAGTGGTCGGGTTTCAAACTCGTAGAAGGCAGATCAGTTCGCAAGTTTAAGGATGAGACAGCTGTTATTGAGAAAGCGAAAGCTCACGGCTTTACCAACATTTTCAAAACTAGTCTTATCGGTTTAACGGAAATGCAAAAGCTGATGGGCAAGAAAAAATTTGAGGATATTCTGGGCGACCTCATTGTAAAACCGTCCGGAAAACTTACGCTCGTACCGGACTCGGATAAGCGGGCAAAAGTCAATGTTTTAAACGCAAATAACGAATTCAAAAAGGAGAATTAGTACTATGTCTAAATTAAATAACACGAAAGTTATCACCGGTAAGAACACGCGTCTTTCCTATTTCAACGGTTGGGAGCCAAAGTCTATTAATGGCGGTCCTGAAAAATATAGTGTTTCACTGCTTATTCCTAAAGATGATGTTGAAACAGTAAATGCTATTGAGAAAGCTATTGATGCTGCGATTGAAGAAGGTGTCGGCAAGTTCGGCGGTAAGAAACCAAACAAGCAAGCAATTAAACTCCCACTGAGGGACGGGGATATTGAGCGTGATGATGAAGCGTATAAAGGACACTACTTCATTAACGCAAACTCTACTACTCCTCCGCAGATTGTAGACAAGCAGGTAAAACCAATCATGGACCGCAGCGAAGTGTATTCAGGCTGCTATGCGAGAGTTTCCATCAACTTCTACGCTTTTAACTCTAACGGTAATAAGGGTATCGCTTGCGGTCTTGGCAACATTCAAAAAATCCGAGACGGTGAGCCACTCGGCGGACGTAGCCTTGCAACTGATGATTTTACGACTTTAGAAGATGATGACTTTCTAGCATAAGGAGCATGTGAAGATGATTAGCTGGTTTGTTGTAGTATTTGCTGGCGTATTGCTTCTTGATTTCGTGGTAAGAAAACTTGTCAGTCTTTATATCGAAGTCAAAAACATGCTGAACAGAAAGTAAGAAAGTCGAGGAGGTGGCAGGTTTTCTGTCACCTCTTTTATTAACTTGGAGGTGATGTAATTTGGAAAATTTGAGTATAGATTTAGAGACGTTTTCGAGTGTAAATCTTGGTAAATGTGGAGTTTACAAGTACGCAGAATCAGAGGATTTTGAGATACTGCTCTTTGGTTACAGTGTGGACGGTGGTGAGGTTCAGGTCGTTGATTTAGCGCAAGGTGAAACCATACCCGAGGTTGTGCTTTCCGCCTTAACAGATGAAACAGTAACCAAGTGGGCGTTTAACGCTCAGTTTGAAAGAATCTGCTTATCACGCTACCTGCGAGATAAAGGCATCAATGTTAACCCTGGTCAGACAGTGAAAAGTGAAGGCTTGTTTTTAAACCCAAGCTCGTGGCATTGCACAATGATCTGGTCAGCCACACTGGGACTTCCCATGTCTTTGGAAAACGTGGGAACAGTACTGGGGCTTGATAAGCAGAAACTCACTGAGGGTAAGAATCTTATTAAATATTTCTGCCTGCCGTGTAATCCTACGAAAGTAAACGGTGGAAGAACAAGAAACAAGTATTTTCACGATAAGGAAAAGTGGGAGCAGTTTAAATCGTATAACAAGCGTGATGTTGAAGTTGAAATGAGTATTCAAGAAAAGCTCTCACGCTTTCCCGTACCAGACTTTTTATGGCAGGAGTTTTATCTCGACCAAGAGATAAACGATCGTGGGATAGGAATAGATCCTCTTTTCGTTGAATCAGCCATAAAACTCGACCAGGAGGTGAAAACACATCTCATGAGTGAGCTTAAGCATATTACAGGTTTAGAAAACCCGAACTCCGTGTTACAAATGCGCTCTTGGCTTAAAAAGCATGGGCTTGAAATGGAGTCGCTTGGTAAAAAAGAAGTCGCTAAAGAACTTAAAACAGTGGGTAAAGAGTTGGCGGAAGTTTTACGGCTTCGCCAGCAGCTTGCTAAATCCTCGGTGAAAAAGTATACGGCGATGAAAAACGCTGCCTGCATGGATGATCGAGAGCGTGGCATGTTTCGCTTCTATGGCGCAAACCGAACCGGAAGATTCGCAGGAAGACTCGTGCAATTACAAAACCTGCCACAGAACCATCTGCCTGATCTAGCTGAGGCTAGAAGTCTTGTTAAACAAGGAAACGTTGAAGCGTTGGAAATGCTTTATGAGGATATTCCGGATACCTTATCCCAGCTTATACGCACTGCTTTTATTCCACGCACGGGATTTAAGTTTATTGTCGCGGACTTTTCAGCAATCGAAGCGAGAGTCTTGGCTTGGCTTGCGGGTGAAAAATGGCGTATGCGAGTATTCGCGGAAGGTAAAGACATTTACTGCTCGTCAGCATCTCAAATGTTTGGCGTACCTGTTGAAAAGCACGGAGTAAACGGGCACCTGCGGCAGAAAGGTAAGATCGCGGAACTCGCTCTTGGATACGGCGGCTCTGTTGGAGCGTTAAAAGCCATGGGAGCACTCGACATGGGTCTTACCGAAGAGGAGCTTCAACCTCTTGTTGACGCGTGGAGATCATCGAACCCGATGGTGACAACACTGTGGTGGGATGTGGACAGAGCGGTAAAGCAGTGTGTACACGAACACGTATCTGTTCTAACACACAATATTGTGTTCACTTACAAGAGTGGGTTTCTTATCATCAAACTGCCTTCGAAAAGATGCCTTTACTATGTGAAACCGCGTGTGGAAGAAAACAAGTATGGTGGTGAATCAGTCACCTATGAGGGTGTGGGATCTACTAAAAAATGGGAGCGGCTGGAAAGTTATGGGCCTAAATTCGTGGAAAACATTACGCAAGCTATAGCTCGTGACATTCTACTTTACGCCATGCAAACGCTGAAAGAATATCGCATTGTCGCTCACGTGCATGATGAAGCCATTATCGAAGCCGATAAAAGCGTGAGTGTTCAAAGTGTGTGTGAGCTAATGGGAAGAACACCACCTTGGGCAGAGGGTTTACTTCTTAGAGCTGACGGCTACGAGTGCGAGTTTTACAAAAAAGATTAAAAAACCGTCAGATTTTATTCTTTCCCAAGGCTACCTCATAGGAGGTGGCCTTTTTATGAATATGGAAGAACAACGCAAGGTCAAATTGCTAAGAGATGAAGGCCTTAGCTATACGCAGATTGCAAACCGTATGAATATTTCCGTTAATACGATTAAAAGCTACTGCAAACGTAACAGCCTGGGCGTAATCCAGTCTACGAAAACACAGACGGCATTATGTGAATCTTGTTCAAAACCAATCAAGCAAAACACAGGAAGAAAAGTTAAACGTTTCTGCTCTGATGCGTGTAGAAACACGTGGTGGAACAAGCATACACAGTTGGTAAAAAGACAGGCAAACTATGAGTGCACTTGTCTTAACTGCAAAAATTCTTTTATCTCTTACGGTAATAAAACCAGAAAATACTGCTGCCACGCCTGCTATATAGAACATCGTTTTGGAGGTGGGCATCATGCAAATCAGTAAGGATGTTCACGGGCTAAAGGATGTTAAAGCCAGAGCTTGGACGAAAGAGAGTATGCAGGCGGATTTTCGTTTTGAAATAGCCGAAAAACTTACCGTTTCACTCTTTAAAAAAGGGCTTATCAGCGAGCAAGAAAAAGAAAAAATAAGCCGTCTTAACAGGGAAAAATTTCACCCGTTTTACAAGGAATTATTGGGCTAAAAGCTTGATAAACACTGCTTTTAGAGTGATGTATATGACTGTAAGAAAGTGAGGTGAGATGATGAAAATGATAACAAAACTGGAAGCCAAACAGCCGGATAATTCTCTTAGAAAAATACGGGTTGCAGCATATGCGAGAGTTTCTACCGACAGTGACGAGCAGCTTCTCAGTCTAGAAGTACAAAAGGAGCATTACGAAAACTATATTAAGTCTAATCCATGCTGGGAGTATGCAGGACTTTACTTTGACGAGGGTATTAGCGGCACGAAAATCGATAAGCGTGAAAGTCTTAAACAACTGCTTAAGGACTGTGAGAGTGGTCAGATAGACAGGGTTATTACAAAGTCTATTAGTAGGCTTGCAAGAAACACGGTTGACTGTCTTGAAATAGTTAGAAAACTTACCGGTCTTGGTATTTATTTGTATTTTGAGAAAGAAAACATTGATACCGAGCATATGAGTTCGGAGCTTATGCTTTCTATCTTAAGTTCCATCGCACAAAGCGAATCAAGATCCATCTCGGAAAACAGCATGTGGTCAATTCAAAAAAGGTTCGAAAACGGAAGCTATATCATTTCTTCCCCATCGTATGGCTATAAAAACGAGAACGGGAAAATGATTATCGTTCCAAAGGAAGCTGAGGTTATAAAAGACATCTTTAGTATGGCACTTTTAGGTAAAGGCGGGCATGTGATAGCTAATGAGCTGACTGCTAAAAAGATTCCTGCGAAAAGAGGAGCTAAATGGTCTTCAACTACCGTGAACGCTATTTTGAACAATAAAACATACACAGGGGATGTGATTTTTCAGAAAACATACACGGATGATAATTTTAACCGCCATAAAAACTGTGGCGAGAAAAAACAGTATGTTATTGAAAACCATCACGAGGCTATCATCAGCCATGAAACTTTTAATCTTGTGCATGAGCTGAGACAGAAGAGAAAATTAAAACTAAATATTACCGGCGGTAGTAATAAATACCTTGCTAGATATGTGTTTTCAGGGAAACTTTACTGCGGTAATTGCCATAGTAGGTTAAAGAAACACGACCGGCATAAAAAAGATGGAACCTATGTTGTTTGGTGTTGTACCAAGCATATACGTGAAATTAAATGCTGCCCTATGAAAGCTGTAAAAGAGGAGTATGTTAAATTAGCTTTTCTTCAAATGCTTAACAAGCTCAAAGCGACATACGCTCAGATATTAACGCCTTTCATAAAAAGCTTAAGAAACGTGAATAGTAAAGACGGTTTGAACAAGGTTATTGAACTTGAAGAAAAAAAGCTTAAGCTGCAAGAACAAGAGCAAGTACTCAGTAAGCTTTTCGCCGGTGGCTACATTGAGATGGATTCCTACTATCTGGAAAGCAATCAGCTTAAAACGGAAATAGATACTTGTCTTAAGGAAAAACTTCAGCTTTCCAACAGCTTAAACGGTAACTTAACGCACTTAAACGAGGCGCAAAAACTTCAACGGTTCGTAAGCGTCACAGAAGTATTTAGCGAGTTTAAGGACGAGGATTTTCTGGATTTTGTAGACAATGTCGTAGTTAAAAGCAGAACAGAATTTATTTTTCATTTGAAATGCGGATTGGAATTAGAAGAAGAGGTGAAAGAAACATGGCACACATCCCATATGGTTACAGAATAGTAGACGGTAAAGCGGTTATAGACGAAAAAGAAGCTCAAAAAGTGAGAGAACTTTTCCGTAAATTCTTAGAATTTGGAACGACTTCTGAAACGGCTCGAGCGGTGAACATTGATAAAACACATTCTGTAATTAGCAATATTTTGAAAAATAAAACGTACTTAGGAACATCGCTTTACCCGAGTCTTTTAGATGAAGAAACTTTTTATAAAGTTCAGCAGTTAAGAGCCAACAATTTTAGAAGAAAACCTCGTACAACAGAGCTAAAACCTTTAATTACAACAAATTTCACGTATGAAATAGGCGTTATAGAAAAGAAATACGATGATCCTTATCGGCAAGCAGTATACGCGTACAGTCAAATCAAGGAGGTGTAAAATGAATGCCAACGTTACAATTATTCCACCAAGAAAAATAGCGGGTAATACGGTAGATAAGCATAAAGATAAGCCGAAGTTAAGAGTAGTAGCGTATTGTCGTGTCAGTACTGACAGTGAAGAACAGGCAACAAGTTATGACACGCAAGTTCAGCATTATACGGATTATATTTCAAGAAATCCTCTCTGGGAATTTGCCGGCATTTACGCTGATGACGGTATTTCAGGAACCAGCACGAAAAAACGTGTCGGTTTCAACGACATGATCCACGATTGCATGAGTGGCAAAGTAGACATGGTTATCACTAAGTCGATTAGCCGTTTTGCGAGAAACACTATCGACTGTTTAAAGTTTGTCAGACAGTTGAAAGACAAAAACATTCCGATCATTTTTGAAAAAGAAAACATCAACACCATGGAAGCAAGCGGAGAACTATTGCTTACTATCATGGCTTCTTTAGCTCAACAGGAATCCGCGTCACTTTCTCAGAATGTGAAGCTTGGACTTAAGTTCCGCTACCAGGAAGGCAAAGTGCAAATCAACCATAACTGGTTTTTAGGATACACAAAAGACGATGAAGGGAATCTTGTAATTCTTGAACAGGAAGCAAAAGTCGTAAGAAGAATTTATAGAGAATATTTAGAAGGAGCAAGCCTTAGAGATATAGCGGAGGGCCTTGAAAAAGACGGCATTAAAAACGGCGCCGGGCATTTAAAATGGCACTTGTCTAATATTAAAACCATTTTGCAAAACGAAAAATATATTGGTGATGCTCTTTTACAAAAAACCATCACGACAGATTTTATCAACCATGTTCGTATAAAAAATGATGGAACAGAACCACAGTATTATGTAAAAGATAGTCACGCTTCGATTATTCCAAGAGATATTTTCTTTAAAGTTCAAGAAGAAATGTTAAGACGAGCCAACATGTTTAGCGGTGAGGAGAACAAAAAAAGAAGAGTCTATTCCAGCAAGTACGCTTTATCCAGCCTATGTGTTTGTTCTAAATGCGGGGATATTTACAGAAGAATTGCTTGGAACAACCGAGGAGTGCATTCTGTTGTTTGGCGTTGTTGCACCAGAGTGAAAAACGGTCCTAGTGCTTGCGATGCTCCGACAGTAAAAGAGGAAGAGCTGCAGTCTGCCATAGTGAAAGCCATAAACAAGGTGTTTAGTATATCGGATGAAGTATTAGACATGTTGAAGAATAATATTAGAGAAATTATCGCGGGCAACAACTTAAACGAGATTGAAACGGTTGATAAAAGAATTGCAGATAAACAAGCGATACTATTAACCTTGCTTAAAGCTAAAAAAGACTACACGAAAACTGCCAACGAGATTGATGAGCTTAAAGTTAAGAAACAGCAGCTTCTTATAGAAAAAGCAGGTCAAGAAGATGCTAAAAGACGAATCAGAGAAATGGAAGATTTTCTGAAAAGTGAGCGTCACGATATTAGTGAATATGACGAGAAGCTGGTAAGAAAGTACATCAAGAAAATAAAAGTTTACGAGGACAGGTTCAGCATAACTTTTAAATCAGAGATTAGTGTGGATATTGAAAGGGCATCGTAAAAGCCAAAAGAATGTGAGCGTTTGAAATGTTACAAAAGTCAGCCTAGGGGTAATCCTCTCTAGGCTGTTTTTATGCTCAAGAATCAAGCTATTAAGCCAATCTTAAACTTTTTAACGATAGCTTTTTCTATCGTTAAAAAGTGCACCCAGTATCCATAGTGTGCACTCAAAAAAGTGTAGCTATACTTGGAGTTCTCTCAATCCACGTCGAGAGTGTCGTATTGATGTCAAAGGCTTAATAGGTGGGTGCATTTTTGCCCTTATGTAGCAAGGCTTAGCGAGGGCTATCGTTAAAAGGTTTAGTGGGTTGCGGATTTAAGCTGGGTTTTCGCGATTTTTGAACGTATTTTGGCTGTTTGAGGGAAGATGTCGACGCTCTAGGGTTGAGTGCACAGGATGTTAACGTTAAAAAGTGCACACACTTTGCACCCAGGCTGTGAAGTGGGAAAATATAGCTCAAAAGGTAAAATGAAACCTGATTATTAGTATGTGCACGAGGAGGTGCTTAAGGAATGGATAATAAGAAGTTTATCGCAGAGACGAAAGATGTTCGTTTAACGGTGAAACGTGCTGATACCTTTGGCGTGAGCTTTGTTAACTGTGAACAAGATATATTGAGGGTTGAGGAAGCGCAAAATGTTATAAGGCTTATTCAAACTAAAAAAGTCTCAGCTTCGAATTGGTTGAGGTGGTTTACTCAGGGTATGCCTGAAATTGTTGTGAGTTTGCCACATGATGTGGAAGTTTGTGAGGTTGAATCTGATTCTAATCAAGTGCTCATCACGGATATTGAGATTGGTAAGCTTTATGTAGAAGTGAACAATGGCAAGGTAGAAGTTGTTAATTTGAAGGCGGATGATGTCTTTCTTAAATGTTATAATGGGTTGGCTTCAGCAACAAACGTAGAAGTAACTCATGTTTGTACGCTTGATACGTTAAATGGCATGAGTATTTTAGAAGGAACAATCACCAAGGATGCAAGCCTTGAAGTAGATTGTGAGAATGGTGTCACCGAGGTTTCAGATAAGAAGAAGGTAAATTGTAAAAACGATGGATTTGCGCATTACATGGTGCACTGTCTTAATGGGAAAGCTATTGCGAAGTAGCAGACATATAGATCAAAAAAGAAGCAATAAAACTTGATATAAGTTGGAATTAGAGCGTATATAGACATACCGATAAAGGAGGAAGCCGTATATGCTCTATGTAAAATTTGATGATTTCGAAGATGTTAGCGTCATGGGAAATGAGAAAGATCATGGAATGTTTATTCCGATTAAGGATGGGAATGTGTATGCTGAGTGCGAACGGTGCGGTGTAGTTGAAAGGATCACCTCACCATGCGAATTCATTGCTAGCACATTTAGGTCAAGAGTGAACTTCAATGAAGGTTATGAACTTTGCGAGAAGTGCTTGCAAGAGGTTGAGTTTGTTACTGTCGCTTTGAGAACTGGAAAATTACCTAATCGAGAATTGAAATGACTGAAAAGCAAAGCAGTGATAACCGTAGTAATACATGAAAAACTAAACGTTAAAAGGTGCACACACTTTGCACCCGGGCGGTAAATGATAATTTAGGGAGGCGTTTTATGTCAGTAATTAAAATTGAAAACCTCACTTTCTCATATTATGGATATGTAAAACCCATATTTAAAAATGTATCGTTTTCCTTTGATACAAACTGGAAAACGGGATTGATAGGAAGAAATGGAATCGGTAAATCAACTCTATTTAAGTTACTTTTAAATCAAGAAACTTATCAAGGTAAAATAAGCAAGGATGTTGAATTTATTAAATTTCCACCAAATATAAGCGATACTTCAAAATTAGGAATTGAGTTATATAAAGAACTAATATCAGATGATGAAGAATGGAAGTTATTTAGAGAACTCAGTTTGCTAAATGTAGATGAGAACCTTGTTTACAGAGAGTTTGAAACGCTTTCTAAAGGGGAACAAACAAAAATCCTTTTAGCTATTTTGTTTACAAGAGAAGATGGCTTTTTACTTATTGATGAACCAACAAACCATTTAGATATGGACGGAAGAAAAATTGTAAGTGAATATCTGAAAAGTAAAAAAGGATTTTTGCTTATATCTCATGATAGAGATTTTTTAGATGGTTGTATCAATCATGTTATTTCTATTAACAGGAATTCTATTGATGTCCAATCGGGAAATTTTACATCATGGTATGAAAACAAAGTGATGAAAGACCAATTTGAAATTAGTCAAAATGAGAGATTAAGAAAAGATATTAAACGATTAAAAGAGTCTGCAAGACAAAGTCAAATTTGGTCTGATAAAATTGAAAATACTAAAAATGGTGTAAAAGTATCAGGTGTAAAACCAGACAAAGGACATATAGGTCATCAATCAGCCAAGATGATGAAAAAATATAAGAATTTGGAGAATAGACAAAACAAGGCAATAGAAGAAAAACAGAGTTTACTAAAAGATATCGAAACAAAGGAAAGTCTATTATTGCATCCATTACATCATCATAAAAATCCTCTAATATCGGTTAGCAATTTATCATCATGCTATGGAGAGAGACAGATCCTAAATAATGTAAGTTTCGAGATAAAGCAAGGCGACATAGTGGCTATATATGGGGGTAATGGTAGCGGAAAATCAACCTTGATTAAAATTTTATTAGGTATAAATCACGAGTATACAGGTGAGATAAAATTAGCAGGTAATTTAAAAATCTCGTATATTCCTCAAGACACATCTAATTTAACAGGTAGCCTAAATGAATATATTCACAAGCAAGATGTTGATGAAACATTGTGTAAAACAATTCTAAGAAAATTAGATTTTTCAAGAGAATTATTTGAAATGGATATGAAGAATTATAGTGATGGACAAAAAAAGAAAGTTTTAATTGCTGTAAGTTTCTCAAAGCCAGCTCATATATTTGTTTGGGACGAACCACTGAATTATATAGATGTAATATCAAGAATACAGATTGAGGAAATTATAAAAGAAGCAAAGCCTACACTCATATTTGTGGAACACGATAAGCGATTTGTAGAAGATATCGCTAATAAAATAATACAATTTTAA